ATGCGACCAGTTCCCTCCGCGATTTTAGCGAAGGGGTTACGGATGAGACGCTCGCACTTTTCGCGCCTCCAGTTACCGCCGAAGCACACCTCTTCAGAGATGCCCCTGTGGGTTTTCTTTTTACCGAAGAGAACGAAGAATGGAGTTGGCTTATTTTTCATGCTGTAAGTATACTTTAGATTTGGGATAATTGCAAGCTTTATTTTCTTTTTTTTTATGGCAAGAAGTAAGCGGTGATAAAGTCAACAGCTACAGCGGCAAGCATCAAGACGCAGAAGCCGACAGTGAAGAGAGTTGCAAGGGTGGCGATCCAGTGAGTTATCTTATCTTTCATGCCTGTAGTATACCACACCCCCAGAGAAACGCAAGTTTTATTTTCGCTTTTTTTCACTTTTTTTTCTCAACTTTTCGCTTGACATGACTTTTAGTAACAACTTGCGTAAGTCACTGAGTATCAACGACTTACGCGGCGCGGGGGGCCGCGCCCGCGTAACTCCCTAAGTATCAAGGAGTTACGGGGCTTTTTACTGGCACTTGACTGACTGACTTGTCAAGAATTTTCTTGCAGTTTTTTTCTGCGCTTCTCGGCAACTTTCTGCATCCGAATGATTTTATTTTTGCGGTTGCGCTTCAGTTGCTTGCGGTGTTTGGCGGCGGCTCTCTTGTCCATGATTTTTTTGTTGGTGTGTTAGAGTTTGATGTGTGCGAGTTCTTTGCCTGTGATAGTGTTAGGCTTGCGCTTGCGCTTCTTTGGTGCGTTGAGCCAGTCAACGAACGTGAGCAAAGGAGCGAAGAACATAGCAGGTAAGAAAGTCACAGCGGCAAAGTGCAGGAAGTTATAAGCGTGATACCATACCTCCCCGTCAGGGTTGGTGACATAGTAGCCGCCCATGTTATCAAGTGCTAGCTCAACGCCTACGAAGTAAGCCATTAAGCCGAAGATCCCAAGGATTGCGAGAGTTGTAATGACAACGACAGTGATGAAGTGATTAACGAAGATTTGTTTCATTGGATTGTAGTAGTTTATTTTTTTTTGTTTTGTTAGATTATTATCGGCAGTCCTCAGTCCACCAGACTCTTGCCTCGGTGTCTACCCAGCATTCAATGCCTCTCCTGTCAGCGTAGAATCTGCCAGCTTGCCCAAGCTCGCCATTGTTGTTTTTGTCTGCGTGTGCTTGGCGTTGCTTTCTGTTAGCCTCCCAAGCTGAGTCAGTTGGCCAACAGGTGGCGATCTCCACGCAGTCAACGATCTCGCCAGATTTGTTTTTGAATTGCTTTGTCATGTCAGTAGTATACCAGTTATTGAGTTAAACGCAAGGATTATTTTGATTTATTTTACAGCCA